ATCGTAAAGTATATGAATCGATGTACACTTCTCTTGAACCTGCGTCCATTCCACAAGCTGTTTTGATTTTTGCTAAATATCAATATCAATCTGCATTTGCTGTTGATCCAGAAATCAACACTCTTGCATGTATGACCGAACTAATGTGTGATTGTAAATTCAAATGACTGTAAAACTTATTCGTATGTCTTCTGGTGAAGACGTTGTTGCCACTATCGTTAACGAAACTGATAGTGTGATGGAATTGGAAGATGCTATTGTAGCAATTCCTACTGGTGAGGGTCAAATTGGTTTTGCTCCATGGTCTCCCCTTGTGTCTAAAACAGACAAGACTTTGCCTGTGAACAAAAACTTTGTGGTCTATGTTGCAGAGGTTGCAGAAGACATCGTAACCCAGTATAATCAGATGTTCAGTAAAATTGTAACTCCTTCCAACAAACTGGTATATAAATGATCCTTTCTCCAGAAGATACTCTATACGCATACGGTAAGATCAACGAAGCTTACGGTTCTATCAACCGTATCGATGATTTCTTTCGTATGAAAAAACTTGAACGTATCAAAGAGATTCCTCCGACTCTTTTTGGAATGTCTCATGAAGATGATCTGTTTCAGGATTTCTCTATGCATCCTGAAGACATGAACTTTCGTATTGTTCAACCAGATCACAGCACGTTCAATACTCTTCTGGAAATGACTGCTTCTTTTACCTATGAGGAAGCGCCAGGTAAGGAGATGAAATTGATGATCCAGGAGACGACCACAGGGACCGCTGTGGGGTTCATCAAACTAGGTTCCCCTATCATCAACTCCAAACCCCGTAATGAGTACCTTGGAGGAACGCCTGACCTCACCATCTTCAATAAACGTGCGATCATGGGATTCATCATTGTTCCCACTCAACCGTTTGGATTCAACTATCTTGGTGGTAAACTTCTATCATTGATTTGTTGTAGTCACGAAGTTCGTGAGATGCTAAATAAGAAGTACGACACAGAAATGTGTTTATTTGAAACAACTTCTCTCTACGGCAACATCAAAGGTACAAGTCAATATGATGGTCTGAAACCATATCTCCGTTATCGTGGTGATACAGAATCTAAGTTTCTATTGACTCTTCCAGATTTTATCTACCATGATTTGAACAAGTGGTTTACTGAAAGGAACGATGGTCCTTTGATTCACAAAGGTGCTTCAAGTCGTAAACTTAAGATTCAGACTAAGATGATTTCGATCATCAAAAATTCTTTGAAAGAATATTATCCAGACTTGCATACTGAGTTTGTGTCATTCATCAAATCAAAACAAGATGTTACAACTCAGAAACGTTTTTACATGTCTGATTATGGATATGAAAATGTGAAAGATGTTTTGCTCGGTAAGACTGAAACTCTTATTCCAAACAAACAAAACTTCGATAAGTTCTATCTGGACAACATGGTTCAGTGGTGGAAACGTAAAGCTTCTAACCGATACAAAAAACTTACAGATGAAAAATCTGTCAGGACAGAACTAGAAGTTTGGAATGCTAATACTATGAATACCATTGATATTATCAGATGACCCTTACTAAATTTCTTATTGAACAGAAGTTTGAAAAGACCATACGAATTCTTGTATATCCCAACATCACATTCTCTAAAGATCTGACAAAGGATAGTTATATTCAGGTAATCACAAATATGATTACTGAACTGAATAAGATTCGTGGTGATCTAT